CATTGCCGCCTTGACCTGAGTAGCCGGAACCACCTCCGCCGCCGCCCCAGTAGATAATACTACCAGTAATATTATTTGGAACGCCATTGCCTCCGTGTGCAGGATTAGTAAATCCAATTTGGCCTGCGCCGCCACCGCCGCCTGGGTACCAATAACCATCTCCCCACGCACCATCGTTACCTTGATTGTATATTTGACGACCTCTGTTGCCGCCACCGTATCCGGATGCATTAGCTGCTGGAGTTCCGTTACCTCTACCACCCGATGCTCCACCGCCACTTGCACCATCACCTGCTGGTGCGCCTGAACCATCGTGTCTCGATGCTCCACCGCCTCCGCCATAAGCAGTGATAGATCCAAATACCGAATTTCCGCCGTTTGAACCTCTAACTTGTCCTTGTCCTGCTGGAGCACCAGACCCGCCGCCTCCAACGGTAACTGTAATTGTTTCTCCTGCGTTTACATTATAAGCACCTTCGTAGACAACGCCTCCGCCGCCTCCGCCGCCGCCCATGTCAGAGCCGCCTCCGCCGCCTCCGCCAACAACTAACACTTCAACGGTGTCAACGTTAGACGGAACTGTCCAACTGGTTGTTCCTACGCTTGTAAAATATACAAGTGTTCCTGCTGCTTCTGTTCCTCGTTGCGCTGTTGTGCCTACTGGCAGGGCTAAGTAGCCTGTATCATTAATTGTTGTGCTGTTTAATGTTGCCATTGACTGTCCTTATATGTTGTACCTTGCTCTCATTGCAGTAATTACTAGTTGTGTTTCATCGTCACTTAACCTACGGTTGTAACAAGCAAAATATTTAATCCATCCCCAAGGTTGAGATCCTACGGTGACATCATTAGAGCCACTGTGGTATCCGCCAAGGACACTAAATCCTCTGTTATAACGTCCGTTAGAATTATTAAAACTACCTGTGTATATACCTTGTTGGGCGCTCATACAATTAAATGCATATGTAGGTTGATCACTGTCTTGCCAGCGCCATACACACGCCATATATCTGTCAGGATATCCGTAAAGTTGATTTTGATTAGGGCCACCAGCGTCGAGAAACCCGGAGCCATCGTTGTCATACATTCCTATATCCCAACCACCACTTTGTATAATAACATGGTGATCTGCATTCCAGCTTCTTGTAAGTGTGCGCCATTGACTAGTATCATTGAGTATACGTGTTACACATACGTATGTACATTGCCCGCCGCTTCCAGGAACTCCTGGTAAATCTGTAGAGTTGGTTTGATATTTTGCATTAAGAGAGTTTGTACTGAAGTTCATTGCTTGCTGTCCTGCATCAGGACAACCGCTTGCTATTCTAAAATGATTGTTTTGTCCACTTGTGTCGTACCAAGTAGTACCGCTACCAGGCCAACTGTTAGCATCATCATAACTTAGTTCTAAAATCATGCCATCTCTTGGAATTGCTCCTCGACCTTCTGTTAAAAACATCCAAGCACCGTTATAATAGTATTCGCACATATTATAATCTGTGTTGTATCTCATTGAGCCTTCTGGAGGACTAGAAGGCCTTTGGGCTGAAGTTCCACTTGGCAGTGTCAACGAGCCTGAGATTGCGGAGTTTTTAAGTGTTGCCATTATTATGTTCTCTTAAGTTTATAAATTTCGTCTTTTAATTCTTTTACTGCTTCAATAAGATATGCACTTAGTTTAGTATACATAATTGACTGAGGATTACCATTTTCATCTTTTGTAACTAGATTAGGCAATACTTGATTTACATCTTCAGCAATTAACCCAGCTTCATCTTTCGAACTACCGTCTTTACGATCGTATATTACACCAGCTAGTTGGGCAATGCTATCAAGAGCATTTTGTATAGGATTTATATTTTCTTTTAATGTTATACTTGATGTTTCAGAAATAGTAGCTGCACTCATTGTACCGCCTATAAAAACACTTCCTGCAATTCCTACACCGCCTGCAACTCTAAGTGCTCCTGTAGAAGTACTAGAACTTGCTGTGCCTTCGTCTATGTATACTTGACCTTTAGAACCATTTGTAGTACTGCGTAACACTAAGTTTGCTGATGCGCTTGTACTACCTGTAACAATACCAACAGTCATTGTTCCGGCACTAGGATTGAATCTTAACTTAGAACTAGATACCGTAGCTGCTGTTATAGTGCCGCTTGTAGAACTTGTAAATAGAGGATAAAATGTACTGTTCGTAGTGGTATCATCGCTTACATTAATTGTTTTGTCAACCCAACTTAGATTGCCTGAGCCATCTGTTTGTAGTATTTGATTGCTAGTGCCGTCATCAGCTGGCATCGTAAGTGTATAATCTGCTGCAAGTGATCCAGGTGATTTTATACTAATAGTATTACTATTATCACTGTCAGCTAATTTTAAACTATTTGCGTTTTGGATTTGTAATGTACCTACGACATTAGTTTGCCCACTACCATTTGGATCAATAATCAAATTTTGATTAGTTCCAATTGAAGTAATAGTATTGTCGGTTACAACAGCCAATGTTCCTAATAGCGTATTTCCTGTTATACCTGTTGATAGTTTACGTGCCATTTTTTATCCTCTTATACTGTTACTGTTGATGTTTCGATACCGTACACAACAACAGATACATTAGATGCACTTGAGTAAGCAACAATCTTTTTTCCTGTATCCATTACGATGCCTGTTCTTTCTACTACGCCGTTACCAACAAGTGTAACATCGTACTCTAAATATTCGTCATTTGTTGGAGTATCTGCTGCTGCTAGTGCTAATCTTACCTGCGCATCTGATCCGTTTCTATTACAAATACTTACAGTTACAACTGAAAAAGTATCTGCAGGAACAGTATACAATGTAGCATTAGTACTTGCACTTAACGTTGTTGCTCCTAATCTTCCTGTGGCCATTTTCTTTTATCCTCTCATTATCTTAAGAAATAGTTATATGCTATTGGTATACCAGTTACATCGCCAACGAAGTTAATGTTAGCAGTAATATTTATCACGCCGCCTGCGACGTTGTAAATACTATTGCCTCCGATGAAAATGTCACCTGCTGTTACACTGTTAACATTAAGTGACGCACCACCGCCACCAATTTGTGATTCGATGTATGCTTTTACAGCTCTTTGTGTAGGAACAACAGTATCACTGTTTGCAGTAAAGAATGGATCTGTACTGAATTCTGTAATACTTGCTGAGTTACCACCGAGTGTAACCTCACCTAGTGTAAGTTCTTGCAAGCCTGCAATGTTAAATGCTTCTGCATTTAGTGTTGCAACACCTGTTGCTTGCTCAATAGTAAACAAATCACCAACTCTAAAGTTACCATCTTGGTCAGTACTTGTGTAGAACACTCGTCCGCCATTTGACTGTACTGTTTCGTTATCAGGGTCAGGATCTACCGTAGGTAAACCTGGATAATTTGTTTTGCTAAAGTTACCTGTACCTATATCTAGGAAGTCGTGACCTGTAAGACGTACTTGCGAGTAGCGAATACGCATTGTTACTGGATCTGCATCAGGTAATGTTATTGTTGTATCTACATCAGGTGAAACTTGTAGTATTGCTTTATATGAGCCGTCGTTGCTGCCTATAAAGGAAAGCACATTAACTAGTTTATATGTTGTTCCTGGTTGGCTGTCAAACACAACGTTTGATCCTTCTACAGGACGTTTGCTTAGTCTTCTTACAGCAATATATGAGCCTGTTTGGAAGAAATCGGCACTACCGTTACTGCCAATTTGATCAATGTCTGCTGTTGCTGCTGTAAAACCGGTTCCTCTGTTTACAAAGCTCGGCTGTGCTAATACACCCTTTGCTTTTCTTGCTAATAAGTTAGCATCGTAAATGTTTCCAGGGTCTGTTATAGTAATAAATGGTACTCTGTTGTAGTAACCTGAGCCAGGTTCTACAATACGAATTTGGAAAATTCGTTCGCTTGCAATACTTACTCTACCTCTGGCTCTACAGCCTTTTCTTAACTTAACAACGTGTGTTTTGCTGCCGCCGTTGCTCGAAAGTGCAAACATACCACTGCGTCCTGGATTACCAAATCCAATTGCACCGTGTCCTGAAGGAGTTCCTGGATCTGCGGTTACATTTGTTTGAGTCCAGTATATACCATCTTCAGAAGTAACAACAGTAGATCCTGTTGACGTTTGCGTTGCTACAAATAGGCCTTGTCCATATGTAACTCTTGTATAAGCGGTAGGAGATGCTATTGCAGGCAATGTACTATCCACCCAATTTTTACCATCTAAACTATAGGCGTATGCATTGTTTGTGCTAGAAACTGCAATAAATTTGTTTTTACCATATGTCATGTCTGTGTAGGTTTCGGCACTTGGTCCTGAACCCGCTAGCCAGGTAACGCCATCTTCAGAATAAGTAGATTGTCCTGCATCTGAAATTGCAACAAACAATCCTTTTCCGTAGGTAAGGTGTTGATAACCTGTCCCTGGTAATGCATTTGTTGTTAACAGCCATGTTGTGCCGCCGTCATCTGAGTATGCAACATCCCTATCATTATTAGAAATAACAACATGTCTAGTAAATCCTTCTGCTCCTAATTGTGCAAATGCAACATATTTTGTAGACGCTGCTGTCATTCCTACCGGTAAAGTACCGCTAGTCCAAGTAACTCCGTCTGTTGTGTATGCAACTACATTTGTTTGGTCGGTAACAGCAACTAGTTGACTAGGTCTAAAACTTGTAGATCCGTCATCAACTAAACCATCAGCAGTTCTGTGCCACGTGCCGCCTGAGCCTGCGCTTGGCATAGTGTTAGTTAACCATGTTTCGCCATCCCAGCTATATGCTCCAGCTGTTGTATCACTAAGTGCAATAAACATACCGCCTCTGGCCTCGCCAGTAAAGTCAAATTCAACAACAGCACCTGTTGTAGAATTAATACTTGTTACTGTAATTTCAATATCGTTTTCTGGTGTTGTGCCGCCTACGCTAGTACCAGGTATTGTAATTGTATCTAATCTTTGATAATTTGTTCCTGCACTATCTATAGTTATAAAGTATTTTGTATAAACTTTTTCAACGTCAAAAGTTGCACCACTACCTGTAGTAGAAGTTGTAGTAGAACTTACACCTTCATAAAGTTTTGTAGTTTCAAAATATTTTATGTCATTCCAAGTATTTCCTGCAGGTAATGTATGACCAGAGTCGACACTTGGTGGTGCATCAAATTGCACTCTAGGTTCGATTTGGTATACACTAGTAGAAGTAGGACTTACTATAGTTGTACCAGGAATCATATGATCCCAACCTGCTGCTCCATCTGATTCTCTAACAACTGTAGCAATTTTAGTTCCAGAATCATATGTATCAATAACACCAAACTGACCAACTGCTGAGCCGCCTATGATATATAGCATCATTCCTGGATATGCAGTAGACAAATTTGAGTCTGTAGCAGCAATTGTTATGCTGGAACTAGTTCCAGCTTGTGCTGTATTAGATACTAGTGTATATCCGCTGCCTCCTTGATCAGAGCCAGTACTATCATCAGAGTCTAATATCCTAACGTTGTTGATACCATCATCTCTAAATTCGTCTTCTTCAACTTCTTCGTTGTCGCCCGGACCAAAGAAACTAATACTTACTTGAGTATAATCATTACCAGCATGTTCATATTCTATTTGTAGTATTTCATCTACTTGATCTGTAACAACTGAAGCAACTGTTGCTCTATACTGACTGTCATTGTCAACTACTGCTGTTACTGCTGTTTCTTCTGGATCAACACCTTCTGCTACAGAACCAAAGTCACCGTATGAGTTATTACCGTTAGTACCACGTATACGTCCACCGTTTTCTGCTAGATAACCAACATGTGAGTAGTATGTAAACACAGACACAAGTTCTGCTCTACCGTTGTTAGTGATCCAAGCCCCAATACCATCAGATATAACCTGTGTAAAGTCGTTTGACACAATCGAATCGTTGCCGCCGTTGTGTAACGCACCGTCAATCTTTTGACCAACTGCTGCATAACCAAACGTTGTGCAGTTTTGTACATATGGAGAACGATCTATAATCCATGCACGAGTATCGTCTGGTCCCCAACCTGGATCTAGAGATGCATATGCACCTGCTGTTGGACGACTTGTACCGTAACTATTTCTTGGCCCTAAGTCTCCTTGTAATCCGTCTAATGTTTGTAAACGTAGACCTGTGCCATTTCTTAAGTAATAGAAATCTTCTTCTTGACAGCCTATTACACTGTTTACATAATATCTTGTAGCAAGATTTGTTTTATAGTTAGATGGTAGTGTTATAGAGATGCTATCAGTATATTCTCTTACAAATTCCTGAGGCCATGTTAAATCCCATTTCATAGCATCTACATATTCTCTTACATCTCTTGCACAAAGAGTTCTGTTATATTCGTAGGCTTTCTGAACAATCATAGTATGTTCGTGATCTTCAACATCTAGTTTAGAACCACCTATTGTGGTTGATATAGTAAATGTAGTAGGAGTTAAGATATCTCTCACATAGTATGTAGTTGATGTACTTAATCCAGCATCACTAACAGACGCACTGCTATCATCAGGATTTACAAACTTAATTGGCATGTTCTGTTTCATCCACGCTGTGCTTGTAGCTGTGAATACATCAGTAGTGCCGTTTTGATCTGTAACTGTTGTTTTGAAATAGTTATCTACATATGCAAGCAATTCGTCTACGATAAATTCTTTGTTACGTTCTAGTTGTAATATAGCATTATAACTATTTACATCTTCTACTTGGCGTGTGCCACCTTCGTTAGAACCACCAAATACTGTATCTTGAACTAACTTCCATGTTGCATTTAATCCGTCTTTTGCAGTACTATTATTGTTTGCGCTTGTTATTGCCGATATCAATTGCACTCTCGCAAACTCATTAGCTGCAATAGTAGCTTCTTTCTGATTACCAACAACTTTTGCACTAGGTCTACGCAAGTATGACCATGCAGCAACAGTTGAAGCAAATGTCGATCCTAGCATCCAGTCATATCTAGCAGCATCAAGTATAATTCTTAAATCTCGTTGACACTTATCATGATCGTAATTAAAATCATTGTATGTAGTATTGATATATTGGATAACATCAGGTATAATATCTTCAGCATCGCTTTGTAAATTGCTTACAGCATCTTGTAATTCTGCTGTTTCACTACTAATGTCTGGATATACAATACTAGGCAGTCCTGTCAAATTACCTGCATTGATAACATTAGAAACAATTGTAACTTTTGCTGTTAACTCTGTTGCTTCTGTGCCTGTAGCAGGAGTTCCAGGTTTTGTTTGAGCTGTTGCACTATAAGTTGGTGTAACAGTTGTTTCTTGCACAACATCTTCAATAACTGAAGCCAACTGCGTAAACATAGCTACATGCTGTGCTTCTTGACCTGCAATTTGGATATTGCCATCGTCGTCAAAATAACTTTGGGCAATTCTTGTAGTAGCTAATGTACCTTGATACATTATATCATATGCTAAACCGTCTACAATATAACCTAAATCTCTTGCGCATTTATCTTGGTTGTATGTAAATCCAGCCCATATTCCTGCAGCGCCTGCAATCTGGGCATTTATCCAGCCAACAGTTTCATCAATCAAAAACTGTCTGTTTGCAACTAAGTTATCTTTAGCATCTTTGCGATTTTGTACAACACCTGCATGATCTGGATATGTTATTGCATCCGCTGCTGCAACGCCGTTTTCTAAAATGTCTATAATTTCGTCAAATGCTGCATCTGTTCTTGTAGCAAATGTACTAGATCCAGTTGCACTAGACCCGTCTGTAGTAACACTAATATTTACTAGGCGTTTTGCTTCTGCTAGTGCGCCAGTAGTTTCTACCAATTGATCAGCTAATACTGTGCTTGCATATGCTCTAGTATATGCAATACCATTTTGCACACTGTTAAAGTTACTACCTAGTGCAGCACCGTAGGATATGTCATTCATAATTAAACGTAAATCTCTACGACACTGAGCACTATTATATTTGAAACTACCAAAGTTTTTACTTATAAAATCAATAGTTTGTTCTTGTATATTTGGTAATGCATTTAAGCAAGCATCGCCTGCTGTCTGTAAAGGAATACTTACACCAGATAAATCAGGATATGTAATAGTAGGAGCACTGCCTGGACCTAAATTTATAATATCTGTGATATTAGTCATTAGGTTTGATATTGTAGTTGCAGCCGCTGCACTTCCTGCTTCACCGTTAGTTTGTGTTAATCCTTTTGTATTATACAAAGGTGTTACTGTAATATTTCTTGAAATTGTTTGTAACAAGTTGCTTAGGAAAGCATATGCAGCTAATGTTGCAGTTTTTTCTGATCCTGCAATTTGTAGTGTTCCGCTGTTTCCGTTAAAATAAGCCAATCCTGCATTAACGCTTTGCCAGTTACCTTGGTATGACAAATCGTAACATATAGCATCTATAATATATCCTACATCTTGTTTACATTTTGTTTTACTGTAGTACAAATAACTTGCAGAGGTAGGATCTGACTGATATTGATCAGCAATATATCCTGTTACTTCTTCCTTAATAAAATCTTTGTTAGCAATGATCAAATCTCTAGCGTATGCATAATTTGCATCATGAATTGTATCTACACCAGGAAATGTAACATTATTCTTTTCGCTAATACCAAAGTTTGCATTATTTTTTATAACACGAGCAAGTTGTTTAACCGCAGCTTCTTGGTCAGCTTCACCGAATGGAAATTCTGCACTTTGAGTGGTAGTATTACCAGTTGTTGGCGTAACAGAAACACCTCTTACAATATCTCCGATAATTTCTTCTAATCTATTAAAAGACTGTATGCTATAAATTGCGTCTGTTTTTGGAGTAAGGGTTGTGTTACTTTCTTTTCTAGGCTGTACATTGGTTGCTCTTAATTCGTCACCCATTACACAACAAAGTGCAGGAACAATAATAGGAAGCATTTCATAGTATTTTCCTGTAGACACTTTTATAAGCGTAGTTCTTTCTAGTCTTACAGGAAGATCATCGTCATTACCTGCTGTAATTGCATCTGTAATTATTCCAACTAATCCTGCTATTTCTGTGTAAACGCCAGATTCGGATGCTGTTCCTGTAACATCTTGTGTAACAATAGCTGTAGAATTGTCACCGTTTGTTACCTGGTAGTTGGTTGTGGGTGCTGTTTGATTAAGCACTGCCTGAATAACAGTTAAACCGTAATTAATTGCCGCAGTAGTTTGAGCTTTTTGTGTTAGATACGGAGATCCAGTAGTGTCATTTATGTATGACAATGCTGCTTCTCTGGAACGTACATTACCGCCGTGTGTAATATCCCAAACTGCTGCATCAACAATCAGGCCCATATCTCTTTCACATTTTTTAGTGTCGTAGTCAAAATTTTCCCATATAGAGCCAACACCTGCGTTATCAATTTGATATTCGATCCATTCTACAATTTCTCTCTGAATGAATCTTCTGTTAGCTTCTAGTAATCTACGTGCATTAGGATTTTTTGCACCTTGTTCTACTTGTTTCGCTGCGTACCTAATGCTTGCAAATGGACGGTCTAATGTTCTGCCATATTCTGGAAATGGACTATCAACGCCATGTTCTGCAACATAATACACATCGTCGGCTGCACCTAAGTACGCCCATTCTGGTATACTATCTGAATTTACAGTTAATACTTGTCCATTTTCACCAACTGGTAATCTAGCTGGACCTGATCCACTATAGTAAACCATGTCACCTGTAGTTGTAAGAACACTTTGTTCGCTACCTATAGATAATATGTTCCAGTATGTTTGATTTACATCTAAGTCTGGACGAGAATTTTGTGCACCGCCGCCTGGATCTGTAGGTGTTTCAGTTGAGAAATCATCACCTTCTGATATATGTCCTTGTATACAAATATAGGAATTAGAACCGTAACGTACTGCGTCACCTGCATAATATTTTTGGTCGTCTAACCATTCTCCGCGCCATTTAATACCATAAGAAAATACATTCCAGTATGTAGCATTTGGCGGTTCTTGATTTGAATTATCTGCTATACAAATGTAATTATAACCGCTATGACTAATTAAATCACCTGCTCTATAATCTTGGTTAGCAGAGTCATCGCCCCATTCTCCTTTCCAGCGCAACCCTTCTAAGAATATATCCCAGTCGTCTGTTTGAGAGAATGGATTTTGTGCAATGTGATTGGTTTTTGCAATATACTGGTTGCCACCGTATCTTACAACATCGCCTACATTATAAGTAATATTAGGTGACCAATCGTTTTCAAACTGGAAGCCTCTTACGAATTGTTCCCAATTAGAACTATCAGCTGCAAAACTTGTGGTACCGCTATGATCTGTTGTACAAATCCACAAAACAGCGCCATAGTTTACTACATCATTAATTTTCCATTTTGTATCAGGAGTCCAAGAGCTTTTGTATTCTAGCCCTCTATTAAAGTAGTCCCAGTTTCCTATGTCTTGTTCTAAACCGAGTGCTTCTGTAGCTGCCGAAGTATGATAAGTGTTACAAACAAATGTTTGGCCACCATACTTTACTAGGTCATTTTCTATGTAACGGGTAGCAGGTGTCCAGTCTCCCTTCCAAGCAAGCCCTTCGGAAAATATAGTCCAATTTGCACTATCTGCTTCTAAACCTTGTGTACTGTCGTCTGCGGATGTATGTACAGTATTACAAATATATAAACGTCCACCGTATTCTACAACATCATTGTAAGAATACGCTGTGCCTGTTTGCCATGTTCCGCTCCAGTTTAAACCGTCACTTACAAGATTCCATTTTGGTGGAACTATATCAAAATCTGTAAAGAAATCTGGTGAGCTGCTGTGACCTATTGTACATATGTACATACGTCCGCCAACCGCTACAACGTCATCCTTATAATAAGTTGTGGAAGTTGCCCAGTCGCCCTTCCATACAAATCTAATTCTACCTAGTTTAAATTCTGCCATTTATTTGTACTCCGCTACAGTATTTAGTTTATTTTTATCTTTCTGTTTTATTGCATGGTTGGATCAAATGCATCCCTGTGGAACATTTGTTGTCCTAACAAGCTTCCTGCTAATCCAGCTCCTGCGCCATCAAAAACTACAGGAGATAGAACTTGTATAGTATTTCCTTGCGGATTTCCTATTTCATTATTTTCGCCACCAACAAATATTCCGCCGGCGACCAAAGCATTTGTTTCTAAATCAGATCCTCCAACACTTAACCTGTCTGCTAAGAATGTTGCAATAGCTCGTTGTGTAGGAACAATATTGTTAGAGTCTGCACTAAAAGTAGGATCAGTTGAGAATTCTCTAATTACTGCACCTGATCCGCCTAGTCTAACACCACCGAGTGCAAGTTCTGAAAGACCGTCTAGATCAAAGAAGTCAGCACTAATAGTAACAATACCGGTTGCTTGCTCAACTGCAAATAATTCTCCAGTTCTAAAGTTACCGTTTTGGTCTGTACTTGTGTAGAACACACGACCGCCGTTTTGTTCCAATATTTCATTTTCTGGTGCGCTTACAAAATATGCTCCTCCTGCATATAAGTCAGGATAGTTAGTTTGAGTAAAGTTGCCTGTACCTATATCTAGGAAATCGTGCCCTGAAATTCTACATTGCGAATATCTTTCTCTTATAGAAACATTTGTTGCATGTGCTAAGTTGTACTCATGTTCTATACTAGGAGAAACTTGAATACGTGCTCTAGATCTAGACCTACCGGTTCCATCATCGCCTAAGTCTGTCACTACAACCGCTGTAAATATTTTTAGATCATCCGGTTCTTCTGTAATTTCATTTAGGATTCCTTCAATTAATATTTGAGCACCTGGTCCAGGAAGCCTCTCAAGATTCTCTAAAACAATATATCTATCTTCTGGAATTTTATCTGCATAGCCGTTTCCTGTAATTGTAACGTTCGTACTAGAGGTCCTATAACCTTGACCTCTATTCACCCATTCCGGCTGACTCAAAGAACCGTATCCTATTCGTACATCTATTCCTATTTCTGTTGAAACTTGGTTGTCAAGAATATCTACTTCTGGAAGAGATGCTGGATTATACCCACTACCAGGATCAGATAGTTTAATGTTGTTGAAGCCACCGTTACTGTTTAGAGAAGATCGCGCTTTCGCTCTACAGCCTGTAGCAACTTTGTTTATAGCATTGGTTCCTGTACCATCGCCTACCATTAAGAAACTTAATTGATTATTAGGGTTTCCTGCTGCAAGGGTTTTCCATTCTTTAGGTTCTGTTACAGTACGTTCTGTCCATAGTAATCCATCTTCGCTTGTTGCTAGATAGGTTGTAGGACCTGTTGTAGGGTCCGAACCTATAACCTTACTTCCTGTATTACAAACTGCAAAAAATACACCCTGATAGTATTCCATTTTTTCCCAAACCATTGTTGTACTACCATCTTCTTTTGGCATGTCATTGGTTGCTGTCCATGTAACTCCATCAAAGCTATACCAAACATCACCATCAGCAGTCATTAATATAAATTTACCGTTACCATAAACTAATGATTTAAAATCATAATCTCCTGCAGGTATAGCATTAGTATTTCTAGTCCATGTAGTTCCGTTGTCTGTGCTAGTAGCTGTAAATCTTTCACTTCCTACAACGCACCATGTACCTCCACCATATGCAATAACTTGCCATTGGGTAGCAGTACTGTCTCCAACTGTATCATCTGGTATTGATGATGTAGACCATGTGCTACCGTTAGTGCTAATAGCAACATCGTTGTTATTCTCTGCAATAGCTATCCATCTACCATTAGCATATTCTACGTCTACCCAATCACCTGCTGTTGGCATATTGTTTATAGTCCAGTTTATTCCATCTAAAGAATATGCTCCGTTAGAACTGTTTGTCCTTAAGGCTACAAACTTATTATCTGCTCCTTTAACTTTTTTCCAATTTCCTGTTAACGGTAGTGTGCCTGTTCCCCATGTTTGGCCATCAGCACTGTAAAACGCATTACCATTTGTAGTGTCAAGAACGACAAACTTTCCATATTGTCCTGTGCCTTCACTATAGATAGTTGCAATAGCATTGGTACTATCTTCTGTTGTAGTAAGCACTCTAATTGTTAAATCATTAGTAGGGGTTGATCCTCCAAGTAAATCTCCTGTAATGGTTATAGTGTCTCCCACAGCATAGCCTGCACCTGTGTCTGTAATGGTAACTTCATAAGTTTTTCCTCTTTTCACAACAGTAAATTCTGCTTCTGAGGGTACAAGTCCGTCATTGTCAATCACTTCTCCAGTACCTAATTGACCTTGTAGTCCTGTATATGTTTCTGTTGTTTCACCATAAGTGGCATCTGCAATGCTATTACTTCCTGGCAAATCGTAAGGTTGATCGGAAAATCCAGGATGAGGTATTGTTATTCTAGGCTCTATTCTATATTGTGTATTTCCTGACAATACACTAGCAATTGTTGTTCCCGGAACAACATGATCCCATCCTGGCGTATTATCTGAAATCTTATATACTTGTGCAATTTTTGTAGCAGAACTATATGCATTTATATAACCAAATTGACCTGTTCCGTCGCCTCCAACAATTGTTATTCTTTGACCAATTGCTTGAGGAGCAGTGATATCTTCATCTGGTGCAAGAGTTATTGTGGTTGTATCACCGTTTGCTGCATTATCAAAAACATTTGTATATCCTAATCCGCCTGGGTCGCTAGATCCGTCTGGGTTTGTTAATCTAAGTTCTTTTATTGCACCGTCTCTAAAATCTGTAAATTCTACCTCTACATTAACACCTGATCCGATAAAGTTTGCAGATGCACTGGTGTATTCTTCTCCAAAATGATCAAATTCTAACATAAAGATTTCATCGGAAAATTCTCCAGCAAATGCAGAAACAACTGTAGCTTCATTTTGGCTTCTGTTATCTATAGTTGCTGTTGCAGGAATTTCCGTGTCATCAATACCGTCTGCAATAGATCCGTATAGTCCATAAGAGTTATTACCATTTGTTGCTCTAATAACGCCACCATTATCTGCAAGGTAACCAACTGAACAATAATATGTAAACACAGACACAAGTTCTGCCCTAGCGTTATTAGAAACCCAGGCACCGATACCGTCACTTAATACTTGTGTAAAGTCATTAGACACAAATGATTTGTTACCACCGTTGTGCAATGATCCGTCAATTTTTTGTCCTACACAACTGTTTCCTATTGTTGTTACACCCTGGATGTAAGGAGAACGTGTGTTAATCCAAGTTCTATTGTCATCTGGTCCCCATCCAGGATCTAATGCACAGAATGCACCCCCTGTAGGACGTCTATATAAATCATAAACACCTGGAGGATTAAGTACTCCTCTAAGTCCTTGGACTGTACAACTTCTTAATCCCGTTACATCTCTCAACCAGAACATATCGTCTAATTGGCTTCCTAATGTAGCGTTTACGTATCTTCTCGCACTAAGAACTGTTTTGTAATTTCCTTCATATTTTAAGTCATAAGCAATTGCTCTTAATAAATGTCTTACATCTTCTTCTACTCTTGATCTTGTAAATGTAACTCCAGGATTGGATGTTTCTAAAAAGAGTGAAAGTTCTCTAGCAATAAAGTTTTTATTGGCTAGTAAACAAGTTGCAGCTCTACCTCTTGAAATGTCATCAGATAAAGTATTTGTTCCACTTATTGTTGGGTCAACACCTGTGCTGTTAATTCTAAAATCACAATAAGATTCCCAGTCATCGATTAAAGATGCAATTACAGCACCGGCACCTGTACCTGCTGGAAGTTGAGTTAAATCTCTCGGTACGTCATTTCCTGGCTGCGTTATATAAGCATTGTTGTTTAAAATATCAAATAATATTGTTTCAAAGTGTGCAAGATACTGTTTTACGTATGGCAAATCGCCTGTATACTCTGGTAATATATCATTAGCAACAATTAGTGTAGATCTTAATTCGTCGCCCATTACTACGCATCCTGCCGGAATTGTCATAGGTCCAATTTCTTCATATCTTCCTGTAGCAACTTTTACTTTTACAGGAGTTAATGCACTAAAATTATCTTCAACATATTCTACAGCATGACGTACTGTTCTAAATGGTCTGTGTGGATGTGTACCAAACCCATCTGCGTCTGTTCCATTTGATGCAACATATATAACATCAGTGTCGCTAAGGTAATTCCTCCAAAAAACTGTATCGTCATCTATTACACTCAACACCTGCGCATTTGAGCCTATAGGCACATTTGTTAATCCATAAGTACTTCCGTCACCTTTAAGTGTTTGACTTAGATTGTAAGTTAGCAAATCGCCCTTTGCATTCATACCTACTTCGTTTGGCGATTCAATAATTAATTCCCAGTATACAAATCCGCTACCATTATCTCCAGGATAATTTCTGCTGCTGCTTGTATGCTGTTGTAAACATTTCCAAGTATCTCCAAAGAAAGTTATAACTTCTCCTACAAAATATTCTTTGTTTTGTATCCAAGATCCTGTGCTAGAGCTTGTGTCTACATCAATTGTTATTTTAGCACCCATGTCTGTATGGTTACTACACCAATAATATAAAGTTGTAGGAGTGTTTTCTGTTATAGTTATTTCAACTCTTCTATATGTTGCAGCGATAAATGTATCATTATCAGAATACTCTGCATATGTTACAGGAATATTGTCTAAGTAATAGCGCACATTCTCAAGATAAACATCGCCACCGTCTACTAACTCACCGTTGATATTATTAGAACTAAAATTTAATTGGTGTGGATTGGTTATGCCACCACCAATTTGATTAGGATAATATACATTTTCTAAATTATTTTGATTGAAAATATAAGTATTACCTACTTTAAATTCTAATGGAGGGTGGTAAGCTGTATCAAGAATATACTTATTACCTTCTTCAAATCTATTTTCTATAGTTACCCTGTATTCTATACAAGAATGTTGTTTAGACCAAGCTAATCCAGAAAAAACTAATTCCCATTGACTTGGATCCAAATAATCAATAGTAGATCCGTCATTTGCTTCTGCATTTATAGCATCTCTTGCGACATATATGTTTCCGCCCCTGCGGACTAAGTCTCCTGGTCTGTAATACCCTTGTGTTTGCCAATCACCTAAGAAAGAAAATCCGTGGGCAAAAGGAATCCAGTTGCTAGTACTGTCATTTAGTGTTGGATTACTATCAAAACTATCATTTATAGCATACCATACATAGCCACCATGTCTAACTACATCTCCTGTTTGATACTGAATTGTACTAGACCATTCCTGTTCAAATTCGAACCCCGGAAATTCTACATCAAATCTTACTAAATCTATTACAGGATTCTCGTCAGGATCTGCAAACACCAAACTAGTGTGCGTTTCTGTACATCTATAAATTGATCCACCGTACTGTACTAAATCATTTTTTCTAAATAGAGTAGCAGGCGCCCATTGGCCTACATATTCTACTCCGTCGTGGAAAACTTCCCAGTCATCTTCATTATCTTCTAGTATTGCTCCAGAAACATGTGATACTATACATTTGTACACAATGCCATTATATTTTACTAATGCACCTTTGCCGTAATCTTGAGAAGATGTCCAGTTACCTTTAAAATCTATACCAGTTGCGTAAATATTCCAATTTGCTTCGTCAACATACCAGTCACTAGAATTAGGAACGTTTATTATACATACCCATAAGTAACCGTCTTTTAGTACAATGTCGCCTTCAGCATATGTTGTGCTAGTAGCCCACTCTCCGCGGAATGTAAAACCAGCAGTCATAACCACCCAACGTGGAGCAGGAATTGGAGGATTTGACCCAGGAACTGTAGCGTCTTTGTCTGTGTTAAAAATTGCCGATGCCGTATGTCCTACTAGACACACATAACTTCTACCACCATATAATACAACATCGTCTCGATTGTATGTAGTACCGGTAATCCAAGTACCTTTCCAGTTGTATTTAAATCTTTCTAGTTTAAACTCTGCCATTTACTGCTCCTTAATATCCTGGCGACGATATGTTTTCAGGATACGAATATCCTTCATTGATTAATTGTACAAATGTGCCTGTGTCAGGTTCTATATAATATAACAAACTTCTTCCATCCCATCTAAGCTGTTGGTATCTTAAATTATCATATACAATATTATGATCCTGATCTATTCCGTCTAAGAAATCTATACCTTCTTCAAAATCTGGAAAGTTTTCTTCCGGGTCTCCTAATTCGTTTATAGTAACACTAGCGTCTGCACCGCCTTGAAGTTGATCAACCCTTATAAGAAATAATTCTCCATCATCATTTCTACGTAGGCCGTAAAAATATCTTTTTATGATTCCGTTTAAAACGTCCTGTGGATTACTACCTATAAAATAAGTCATCTTTCTTCCTTATGTTATTTCAACAACACTTAAAATAACATCAATGCTGTCGTCCACGCTAGAACGAACTAACAATCTGTTATTAGGTGCAATAATTAATTTTTCACCTGTGCTTACTGCTCGTAAACTTGTATTCGCTGGTAAAACTGTATCTTTCAAATAATATCCTGCAACACTTGTGTTATCTTCTAATATAATATCGCAATAGCAAAACTCTGAGGTTAAGTTAGTTAAACTTAGTCCTACCACAGTGTTTCTTGTAGATGCGTCTGTTTCTAGAATCAAAACAGGTTTTGTACCTACATTTTTTATTACCTTATTTTCAAAAAGTGTTGCCATATTTTTATCCCAATGTTAATACTATTCCTAGTGCTAATTCTTCAGCTTCTGCACGAGAAATACCAGTGTTTGTACCTGCAACAGACACCCAGTTCTGACCGTCCCAAATTTCTGTCCTTGCAGACGTAGTATTCCAGCGCATTTGCCCTGTTTCAGTATATGCTAATCCAGGTCTATTTGCATCTGTACCGACCGGAATAACCATTCCATACGTTCCAGCAAACTTAACATATCCGTTGTTAGTGTTTTGGAAAGTTGTTACACTATCTGCTACACTATTTGTAATTGTATTATTGCTAAACGCAAAGTTTTCAATAATAACATCACCAGTTCCGTTTGCTGTTAGCTCAAGATCTGTATTAGCTGTATGTGTACTTATCACATTGCCATCGATGCTTATGTCATCTACTATAATTTTGTTTGCTCTTAATCTAGTGGAATTAACATCTGCAATTACCTGATTGTTTACTGTAAATCTAATAACATTATCGTTAGCACCCGGTGTTAATTCTGCGGTTACACTGGTGTCTCTGTCAGAATCAATTACTCCGCTTAGTTGTATCCAAGTAGTACCATTATACCCTTCAAATATATTAAGATCGCTATTAAATCTAATTTGCCCTGATACTGCTGTTGGTCTTTGTGCTTCTGTACCTACCGGCAGTTTTAATGCACCAGTTGAGTTTATGATTACATGCTCACTGCCTGGAGATAATATCATATCTCCAGAAGTTGAAATATCGTTTTCTTGTATTACAAAATCTTCAGCACTAATATACCCTGTACCATTTGATCTCAATTCTAAGTTAGAATTACTATTTGTTGTAGTAATCACATTTTGGAATATCTTTATATCGCAGTA